GCAGATCGGCTCGTCCGGTTACTCCGCGCAGATCGGCTCGTCCGGTGACTACGCGAAGATCAACAGCACCGGAGAAGACGCTGTGATTATGTGCGCGGGCAGCAGATCAAAAGCAAAAGGCAAAAAGGGGAGCTGGATCACGCTTGCGGAATGGGTGAAAGATGAAGAAAAAGGACGCTATGTGCCGGTCTGCGTAAAAACAGAGCGTGTAGACGGCGAAAAAATCAAAGAGGACACTTATTACACGATGAAAAATGGAGAATTTGTTGAGGTAGAAGAATGAAAAAGTATGAATATGTAGGCTTGGATGTAAGTGTAGAAAAAAGCGCGGCAGATGCGGCAACATGTTACATCGAAGCAGTACGCCGGTATCTGGAAGGCGAGAAATTCCCGCAGGTTGAGACGATCGCGGCAATTCTTGGCCTGCAGAAAGTAGAAGAAAACAAAAAAGAAGGAGAAAAAGAAAATGAATGAATTAAAGATCGAAATTAGCCAGGAACCGGCTGTGATTCGGTGTAACTTTGAGGATGTGAAAGCTAAGTTGTCCGAAAAGATGGCGGAGTATCAGGGAGCGGTATTCACTGAAGAATCTAAGAGCGTGGCCAAGGCGGAACTGGCGTCTCTCCGGAAGACCAGAGAAGAAGTAGAGAAACGTCGGAAAGAAGTAAAGTCGCAGTGCCTTGCTCCGTACAATGACTTCGAAACGAAGGTGAAAGAACTGCTGGAAATCATCGACGAGCCGATTTGCCTTATTGACAGTCAGTTGAAAGAGATGGAAGCAGAGCGTATTCGAAAACGTCACGAAGAAATCGAAACGTTGTATGCAAAATGTGTAGGTGAATGGACGGAGTATCTGCCACTGAAAGAAATCTACGTAAAAAAATGGGATAATGCCACAACCAACATGAAACAAATTGAAAAGGATCTGACAGCGCTGGTAGAAAAAACGGTTTCGGAAATTGCTATCATTCGTAACACGCAATCAGATGTCATGGAGGATGCGCTGCAGAATTACAAGAAGGGCCGCGACTTGGGAACAGCTCTTACCCAAATTAACACGTACGAAGAAAACAAAAAACGTGCGTTGGAGCAGGAACGGATTCGTCGCCAGAAGGAAGAGGAGCAGCGTCGGCAGGCTGAGATTGAGAGAGCGCGGGAAGAAGAACGCCGAAAGATTGAAGAAATTGCTAAGGCCAGAGAAGAAGAGCGAAAAAAGGCGGAAGAAACGCTGAAAGCGGCGGAAGTTGCAACAAAAGATCCGGAAGTACCATTTTCCCTTGAAGATGAAGAAGATGACTTGCCATTTCCTCAGCCGCAAACGGTAACAGCCTTTTACAAGGTGGTTGCTACAGAGGAAGAGCTGGAGCGCGTAGAGATGGCATTTAACAGCATCGGTATTTGGTTTGAAAGGAGGAACGCTTGATGCCGGAAAATACAGCATATCCGATGATTTACAGATCTATAGCGGGTGTTATCGCGGATGTTGGAGCTGTTGGAAAAAACAAAATGAATGAACAGCAAAAATTCAAATTTAGAAGCATTGATGATGTTTACAACGCACTGCATCCGGCACTTGCAAAAAACAAGGTTGTAATCGTCCCGAATATTCTGGAACGAGATGTGAAAGAACTGCAAACAAGAAACGGTTCAATGATGCATTATGTGACCTGCAAAATCAAATTCACATTTTATGCGGAGGATGGTTCCTTTGTCGAATCGACCATTGTAGGAGAAGCGATGGACACAGGAGATAAGGCAACCAATAAGGCAATGGCAATTGCTTACAAATACGCTTGTTTCCAGGTGTTCTGCATTCCAACGGCGGATATGGTAGACGATCCAGATGTAGAATCTCCAGAAGCACGAAAAACAAATGAACAATCAACTGCGGATGCAGGGAAATCCTTAATTAACGAGGAAATGGTACGCAGAATCAACGCTGAATTAAGCCGTACCGGTGTGAGAAAAGAACAGATTTTTGCATTATTTGGAGTCGATGCATTAGAAAAATTGAATATTCTGCAGTACAACAAAGCAATGAAAAAATTACAAAAGACACCGAATGTAGTAGAGATGCCAACGGGTGATGCATAATGCACGCTCTGGCTGAAATCGTAAAATCCGTGGAAAAAGACGGTGATACGTGGCTTGTAGTGCGGCTGCCGAAAAACAGACTGAAAGAAGAAATCGAGAACAAAACCATCACGAACACAGAAATGCGTTTTGACGATGGGCGGCATATCTCCAATCTGCAGCGGAAGAAAGCATACGCAACCATCCGGGATATAGCTATTGAGTTGGGCTATCTCCCGGAGGAGATGAAAGAGATTATGAAGTGCAATTACATGATCGAGACCGGAGAGCCGTATTTCTCCCTTTCAGACTGTTCGATGGGGACGGCGCGGGATTTCATCACGTTTCTGATGGATTTCGTGCTTAAAGAGGGAATACCGCTCTCAGACAGCGGAATAGAGCGCGCGGATGATGTCGGGAAGTACCTGTACGCGTGCATCAAGCACAGAAAATGCGCGGTATGTGGGGAAGATGGCGAAATCCACCATGTTGATACAATCGGTATGGGAAATGACCGGCGGCGGGTGGATGATTCGGGATACCGGAAAATCTGCCTGTGCAGGACACACCACACGATCGCGCATCAACGCGGAATGCCGAGTTTCGAAAAAATGTATCACGTATACGGAATTGTTGTAGATGATAACCCGGATGGGAAGTCATAGAGTCCAGCATGGAACTGTCAACAGAGTATCTCAAAACGGTTCATGTTTTATACGTCACGACAAAAAAGGCGGCTGGCTGGAGCCGCCGGAAAGGGGCAGAGATGCCGATTAACAGCAAACAGAAAGGGAAACGCTTCGAGCTGGAGCTTTCCAGAAAGTTCCGGGAGTATGGCTACACGGAGTCCCGCCGGACCGCGCAATACTGCGGGAACACCGGTGATGCATCCGATGTTTTAGGCATCCCGGGAATACACGTAGAAGCAAAGCATCAGGAGAGAATGCAGCTCTATGATTGGATGGATCAGGCGAAGCACGACGCGAAAGAAAGTGGAAAAGACGTTTTGCCTGCAGTATTCCACAAGAGAAACAATCATAAGATCCTAGTCACGATGGAACTTGATGACTGGATGACAATATTCCGCGAATACGAAGCGGGAATGAGTCTGAAAGAAGGTGCGGACGATGGGCGAGGTTAAGTGGGTTAAGATGTCGATAGACATGTTCGATAATCGAAAGATCAAGTATCTGCGCGGCCTGCCAGAGGGAAACAACATCGTTCTTATCTGGGTCATGTTGCTGACGCTGGCCGGGCGGTGTAATTCCAATGGCTATATTTTCCTTACCGAAAACATCCCGTACACTCCGGCGATGCTCGCAAATGAGCTTGGATTCCCAGAAAGTACTATTCTGGTAGCCATGAAAGCGCTGGAAAGTATGGGAATGATAAGCCGAAACGAGGAAAACACGCTTCTGATCCCTGGATGGGAAGAACATCAGAACGTAGCCGCGTTGGAACAGATCCGGGCGAGCAACCGGAAACGGCAGGCGCGGTACAGGGAACAGACGAAAATAGAAGCTGTGGAGCAGGAAACACCGCCGACTGTAGATGAGAAGCAAGAGGAACACGAAGAACCAGAAGAGCCGAAGCCGTCGAAAAAGGAGGAGGAAACCAAAGAAGCAAAGATTCTTTTCGAGCGGCTGTGGAGCCTGTATCCGAACAAAAAAGGCAAGGGGAAGGTAAGTGATACAGCAAAGAAAAAACTGCTTAAAATCGGGCAGGAAGAGCTTGAGAGAGCAATTCAGAGGTATAAGACGGAACTGGAAAAGGAGGACTGGAGAAAACCGCAGTACGGCAGTACCTTTTTCAATTCTGGTTACGTGGATTATCTCGACGCGAATTATGAGCCGGGAAAAAGAGAGCCGACGAAGCAGCAGAAAGAAAACAAATTCAACAATTTTAACCAGCGGGACTATGATTTCGCGGCGTTGGAGCAGACATTGACAGGAGGTTAAGCATGGTATCAGTAATCAAAACAGCAATTATCTGCGCAACAGTAGCGTTTTGCTTCTTCCAGATGATGAAACGCTAAGAAAAGGACAGGGGAGGGACCTATGAGCAACAAATTGAAGAAAAAGCCGTCAACGCGGTTAAGCCCTGAGTTGATGACGGCCGCAGAAGTGAGCGGGATCACAGGCGTAAAGCTCGAGATCCTGCGGAAATGGGTGGACAGGATGCAGAGAAACATGTCCGAAGCCTACCAGAAAGAAGCACAGGAAAAGCTGCGGAAATGGGTGGACAGGATGCAGAGAAACATGTCCGAAGCCTACCAGAAAGAAGCACAGGAAAAGCTGCGGAAATGGGTGGACAGGATGCAGAGAAACATGTCCGAAGCCTACCAGAAAGAAGCACAGGAAAAGCTGCGGAAATGGGTGGACAGGATGCAGAGAAACATGTCCGAAGCCTACCAGAAAGAAGCACAGGAAAAGCTGCTGAAAGCAGAGGACTGCATCAGCGCGGCGAACGTCGTGTGCTCGGCACTGGCGATCTATGAGACCTGGGGGTACAAAAAGGCGCTTGACCGGTACATGGACAACTACACTACGGCAGTACGGAAGATGAACAGTGTAGGTCTGGCTAAGATGTACGAGGAACTGCACGAAAAGACCGGCGCAACGCTGGAATTTGAGGATATGGATCTTTCAAAAGAGTTTGGCTTTGGAGGGGCGGAAGAATGAAAGAAACGAAATACGATAAAAACAATTTCCCGGATGCTCTTCTGAAAGAGTGGGATAAAACGAGAAAACAGATTCTCGGAAAGGCAGGAAAAGAGAATGGAAATAATCGGAATCATTCTGTTCTGCGCGGTGATTCTCGCGTCAGCAAAACTAATACTTGACCCGCCGGATCGGAAAAAAGATCCGAAAGAGGATGAGGAGCAAATTGAATTTCTGAACGAGTGGAACAAGAAACATAAAAAATAACAAACACAAAGAAAGGAGCCAGCCTCCGGCCGGGGCAAAAGAAAAAAATGAAAAATATCAAAGAAAACAATTTCTCGAAAAGAGGGTCAAACAATGAAGGATCTGATTATTGACTGCTTTGCTGGCGGGGGCGGCGCCTCCGTCGGCATCGAGATGGCACTGGGGAGACCGGTAGATATTGCGATTAATCACGATCCGGATGCCATCCTGATGCACAAAACGAATCATCCGAACACGCTGCATCTAACAGAAGATATTTTTAAGGTTGACTTGAAGAAATATGTAAAAGGCCGGCACGTGGCTCTGATGTGGGCGTCGCCGGACTGTACAAGCCATAGCAAGGCAAAAGGCGGTAAACCACGGGAGAAAGGATTGAGAATTCTTCCGTGGGCTGTTTACAAACACACTAAAGCAATTCTGCCGGACGTGATCCTGATGGAAAACGTAGAGGAAATACAACAGTGGGGGCCGCTTGACAGTAATGGTCATCCGATTAAGGAACGTCGTGGAGAGGACTATCGAAAATTTATTATGGCAATGAAATCTCTTGGATATATGTTTGAGTGCAGAGAACTGATAGCAGCAGACTACGGAGCACCCACGACACGGAAACGCTGGTACGCAATCTTCCGGAGAGACGGACGTGAGATTGTATGGCCGGCACCGACTCACTTCAAGGATCGAGAGCCACGGTGGAAAGCCTGTGGCGACTACATAGACTGGTCAGATTTTGGACGATCCATATTTGATAGGCCAAAGCCTCTGGCGGACGCGACTATGAAGCGTATCGCGAATGGAATCCGGAAATATATCGTGGAAAATCCGAATCCATATATCGTAAAAGATGGAGAAAAGCTGTTTTTGTCGTATCTGGATAAAGCATATGGTGGAAACTATAAAGGTTGTGGAAGTGACCTGCATTCTCCTTGCAGCACAATTACCACCGTAGATCACAATCGTCTGGTGACTGCTTTTCTCATCCAGTATCACGGCGAGACGAAAGCCGGAGATTCCCGGGGCCAGTTTCTAACGGAGCCGATCAAGACCATTGATACCAGTAACCGGTACGGGCTGGTGACAGCGTTTATTACCAAATATTACAAGACTGGTATCGGACAGGGTTGCGATGAGCCATTGCATACGATTACAACATCGCCGGGGCACTTCGGGCTGATATCCGCATTCCTGATTAAATATTACGGATCCGGCGGAAGCTGCCAAGGCATTGACAGGCCACTGGATACGATCACCACGAAGGATCGTTTTGGTTTGGTTAATGTGGTGCTGGATATTCAGGGAGAAAAATACATTCTGAAGGATATCTTCCTGCGAATGCTGAAACCGGAAGAACTGAAGCTGATGCAAGGATTCCCGAAAGATTATATCATTGATCGGGATTACAACTGGAAACCGTACCCGATTGCAAAGCAGGTGGCGCGGATCGGGAACAGTGTGGTGCCGATTATGGCGGAAAAGTTAGTAGAAGCCAACTGCTCGTACTTAAAAGTAGGGGAGCGGGTGCCGAACCTTAACATCAATGACAGCCAGGAGCAGTTGAGATTTGCGTGAGGAAAAAGGAGGAAGAAGATGCTGATTAGAAGCCAGGACAAGAAAACAGTGGTGAACACCGGTGATCTGACAATGTTCGTGTGCAAGAAAAACGGAAATTGTCATTGCATCTGCACAGAACGGTGTGAGGAGTTGGGAAGATACAAAACAGAGGAAAGAGCGATGGAAGTGCTGCATCTGATCGCAAAACAGAGTGCACAGTGCAAAGCAGTAGAGATTCTGTGTGGGCCGGTGCATGATGGACAAACGCAAAGCATTGCTCTTTTGATGGCGGAAGGAATCGAAAAAATGTGGTATATGGATATGCCGGAGGAGTGAAGACAGAATGACGAAAGAAGAGCTTGTGATAGGGAACAGGTATAAGATCCGCCGCCCGTCAATCGCGGATGGCAACGTAAATTCGTATCAGTGGAGCGATGCAACTTTGGTTGATATCTCTACATATATTGCGGTATTCAGTGTGGGAGAGTATTGCGTCACCTACAAATTCTGCCAGTTAAGAGATGAAGTAAAAGAAGCGTAACGCAGAAAGGAGCTGCACCATGAGCATTCGGAACACATTTTTGAAAGATTACGGGATTTCGAAAGACCTTGGGGATAAGATCGTATCATATTGCAGAAACGCGCACGACTACGACCAGAATCTTATCTTGCAGGCCGCACAGAAGACTTGCCCGGAGATATCGAGTGCCCTGTTCGCGAATCTGACGCTTGGAATTGGGTATGACCGAATCAGCCAGGTGCAGTACATCCCAATGCAGCGGAAAGATTTCCAGGGGTACAGGCGGAAGACAATCGAGGAGCTGTATAGATTGCTGCTTCTGCACGGAAAGGAGCTAGAATGAAGATTGGAAACAAAAATGTTGCAGAAATCCAGATACTGGACAGAGACAATGATCTGATCGTAAGCATGGTTGATGAAAACATGATTATCGAGAAAGATTATAAGGTGGTTTTAAGACTGGAAGGAAGAAGAAAAAACAGAAACATATCCAGAAGAGTAACAAAAAGGGTACAACGAAAAGCCCCCATACCAGTACACTAAGAATAGAAGTGTATTAGTATGGGGGTGATTTTTATGCCTACAAACAAGACTTACGACAATCTCGAGAAAATGATCTTCTCCGGCGTGGGAGAGTACGGGATTCCCGAGATTATGCCGGAAGAGTACGAGCCGTGCGAGTGGATCGGATTCAACTACGCGGCCAGCACAGCGAAAAGAGCCGGGAAAGGCGTTCATTTCTTCCTGGATGACTACCAGTTCGAACGAGTATGGAATAATCCGGATCGTTACATTGAGGTACTGAGAGATTATGAATACGTGCTTTCACCGGATTTCAGCATGTACACAGACTTTCCAAAAGCCATGCAGATTTATAACCATTACAGAAAACACTGGTGCGCGGCATATATGCAGATGAATGGACTGCGTGTAATACCTACGATCGCATGGAGCGATGAAAGCTCGTTCGAGTGGTGCTTTGATGGCGAGCCGGTGGGAAGCGTGGTGGCAGTATCCAGTGTGGGAACGCAGAACAGCAAGGCGAAAAAGTCGGCATTCCTGCGGGGATATGAAGAAATGATGAAACGATTATCACCGGAGCATGTGATCTTCTTCGGGAAAGTTCCGGAAGAACTGGAAGGGGACGTGGAAAAGGTCGCAGCGTTCCAGGAGAGATACAAGAAGGAGGGAACCTAGATGGGCGGACGAGGGGGGGGCAAGCGGAATAGGCAGGAAAAGCCAATCAGCATTGGACCCGAGAGCGAAAGAACAGACAATTACGACATTCTACCGTAGAAATTCAATCTACGGGGCACATTATAGAGATGATGTCTATGATGCCGTAGAGAGAAAGAACGAAAAAGGCGGAATTGAGATCGTAAAAGCCTATGGAACGTTCGATAACAGCAACCCGAAAGCCAATACGCGGGATGTTACTTACAAAATCCAACATGGTATTGTGAGCTATGATGATTCCAGAGGAATTGAGAGCTATGGTATCAGATGGGACAAAGTAAACAGCGTTTCGGGACAAACCTACAACATACGAAGCATGTTAAAAGAAAAAGGCTTTCGGTGGGACGGTAAAACAAAGAGTTGGGTAAAGAAATAAAGTTGCAGGAAAGGGAACAGAGATGATGGAATGGCGAACGAACAAAACTTAATACCGACAAACCGGAGAAGTAAGAGCGAGGTAAGAGAGAACGCCAGAAAAGGCGGTATCAAGTCTGGACAGGTGCGCAGGCAGAAAAAGACCCTTTCCGAACTGGCTAAGATGATAGCCGAGAACCCGGCACCTGCGCAGGCAAAAAAGTCTCTCGCAAAGCTTGGAATTGACGATGAAAATGCGAACAATAACGCGCGGATCGTAGCGTCGGTGTATAGTAAGGCCATCGAGGGAAATATGATGGCTGTTGAGAAGTGGGAGCAGCTTGTGGCGGACAAGAAAGCAGACACGGCGGTGTATGAGCTGCCTGCAAGGGTGATTGGAAAAGCATTCGTGGACATCAACCGGCGGATTGAGCCTAACATTGAATACGTGTTTGAGGGCGGGCGTGGCGGTCTGAAATCGTCCTATGTGGCTTTCAAAATCGTTGAAATCCTCAAGAATAACCCGCAGATGCACGCGTGTATCACAAGACAGGTAGCCGGGACACTGAAAGATTCCGTGTATGCCAACATGAAATGGGCGATTAATGAGCTGGGGCTGATGGAAGAGTTCGAGTTTAAGGTGTCTCCGCTCGAAATTAAGTATATCAAGACTGGACAGACGATATACTTTCGCGGACTGGATGACGAAACAAAACTGAAATCCATTAAGCCGGAATTTGGGTATATAGGAATCCTCTGGAAAGAGGAGAAAGACCAGATGAAAGGCGACGCACAGGAGCGTTCCGTGAATCAGTCAGTTTTGCGAGGTGGTGACATCTCCTATGATTTCTCATCCTACAACCCTCCCAAAAGCAAAAGTAACTGGGTCAACCGAATCAAGCTCGTGCCGAATCCGAAAAGAGTGATACACCACTCGTGCTATACAGACGCGCCGCCGGAATGGCTCGGAAAGAAGTTCATCGAGGACGCGGAACATCTAAAAGAAGTCAATCCGGAAGCGTACGAGCATGAGTATCTCGGCATCCCGAACGGAGACGGCGGAAACGTGTTTGAATATCTGGAGATCCGAGACATCACAGACGAAGAGATTAGCCACATGGACCGTATCTATCCAGGCGTTGACTTCGGATGGTACCCGGATCAGTATTGCTACCTGCGGACTTACTACGATTCGGCGCGGGAGAAAATCTATCTCATTGACGAACTATACGTGAATAAGTGGAGCAATGAGAAAACAGCAAAATGGATCAAAGAAAAAGGGTATGATGACTATACGATTATCTGCGATTCCGCGGAGCCTAAGTCCGTAAACGACTATAGGGATGCCGGACTCCCGGCCAGGGGAGCAATCAAAGGACCGGGAAGCATTGAATACGGATTCAAATTCCTGCAGGCACGAACTCTTGTGATTGATCCGAAGCGGACACCGCACGCTTACAAAGAAATTACGGAATACGAATACGACCGGGATAAGGACGGGAACGTTATCAGCGGATATCCAGACGGTAACGACCATGCTATCTCGGCTTTACGTTATGCGTACGAACCATTATTTAATCGAAGGGGGTATAGTGCATAATGTGCGAATTTTGCGATGAGCTGAAAAACTGGAAAACATTAGAAAGATTCGATCAGCGTGCACGGTACGTCTATAAGTGTAAGCTGATACGCAAGACGATGGTCGAGACAAGAGCGGCGGGGAGCATCGAGGGAACGCCGCATAACGTCAATTACTGCCCGATGTGCGGCAGAAAAGTGACAGAGGACTAGGAATGGGACTGATAACAACTATTAAGAGGTGGCTAAGCATGTTTTTTCGAAGCGAAGCGGAGCAGGCGTTTGATGTTGATGTGATCGAATCTCCGGTAATGGATACAGTCATAAAAAAGTGCGCTGCGGTTTATGCCGGCGAACCGCTGTGGAAAGATGTTAAGAACGGCATCCGAACAATCAATTTTGCAAAATCGCTAAGTTCCGAAACAGCGCGGCTGACGACGTTAGCAATCAAAATCACAATCGAGGGATCAGAACGGGCGGAATGGCTGCAGCAACAGACGGATGCAGTGTTTTTTAGCATCCGCAAATGGGTGGAATATGGCTGTGCGTATGGCACGGTAGTCATCAAGCCGAACGGGAAGACGTTGGATGTATTCACACCTGATGAAGTGCTTATAACCGATTATGATAACCAGAATATCACCGGAATGATATTCAAGGACACGTACACACAGGGAAAATGGTACTACACACGACTGGAATATCACCGATTTGCAGAAGAGAAGCAGGGCGAGGAAACAGTACGCCCTTACTATATTTCCAACCGGGCGTATCGGTCGAAATCTCCCGATTCAATCGGCGATCCGGTGGCGCTGAAAGATACGAAATGGTCTGAGCTTATGGCAGACTCCCCGCCGATTCTGAAAGCGAACGGAGAAAGCCTGGATGGCCCGATGTTTGGCGTATTCGTGACACCGCAAGCGAACAACGTGGACAAGTCAACACCGCTCGGCCTGCCGGTATATGCAGAAGCGATGGAAGAACTGAAAGATCTTGATATTGCGTATTCCCGCATGACCGGAGAAATCCACGACAGTGAACGAATCGTTCTGGCAGATGATCGGTTATTGTCTCCGGCTGGCACGCCGGTTAATAAGGTGAACCCGGGAGCTGCCGCAACAAAGAACTTGCCGAAGTACGTTCGAAACGTCTACGGCGAGGGGCCGGATTCTTTCTACCAGGAAATCAACCCGACACTCAACACAGAAGTGAGGGTTAAGGGAATCAATGCGTTATTATCGCAGATCGGCTATAAGGCTGGATTCTCCAACGGCTATTTCGTGTTCGACCAAAAAACCGGTATGGTAACAGCAACGCAGGTTGAATCCGATGACCGGCGGACGATCCAATACATCAAGGATGTGCGGGATCAGCTAGAGAAGTGCATGGATGCCGTCTATTACGCGCTGAGCGTCTATGCGGATCTGTACGGCGAGAGTCCGGCGGGAGAGTACGAAGTTACTTATGATTTCGGCGACATCACGTATAACCGCGAGGAGGACCGTGCACGCTGGTGGAATTACGTTAATGCCGGAAAAGTTCCGGCGTGGATGTATTTCGTCAAATTCGAGGGATTCTCGGAAGAAGACGCTAAGGCGATGGTCGAAGAAGCCACACAGAAAGAGGATGAGCTTTTTGACAGCAAATATAAGGAGGAATGATAACATGGATATGAGTGGAGTAGCAACCGTGGTCTGCATCACTGTAGTCTGCTATCTGGTAGGCATGATGATGAAAGCAACGGAGATTAGCAACAAGTGGATTCCGTGCGCGGTAGGAGTGGCGGGAGCGGTGCTTGGCGTTGTTGGTATGTACACAATCCCGGACTTTCCGGCGCATGACGTGCTTAATGCGGTAGCCGTAGGCATTGTCAGCGGATTAGCAAGCACCGGAGCAAACCAGATCATCAAACAGGCACAGAAAGAGGAATAAGACATGCTTACCCCGGAGTATCTGCAGCACGCGGCAGAGGGCGCAGAAGCCATCACAGAGGATTTACACAACCGGATCATGCGGAAGATCGTCAAGGCGATTTTAACACGCATGGAACGCGGCGAAAACTACATGCTGACGGCGGCGGACAAGTGGAGAATCGAAGCACTGCAGGAAGCTGGCTATCTGCTGGAAGATATCCAGAAAGAGATAGCAAAGGCGACCAATCAGCAGCTATCAGAGATCAAATCAGCCTGCGTTGACGCGGGAATACAGACGCTCAAGTGGGACGACGCGGTATATAAGGCGGCTGGGCTGGTACCTACGCCGCTTCTTCTTTCCCCCACACTGATGCGCGTACTGGAAAGAGACTATAAGGCGACCGCGGGCACATGGCGGAACTTCACCCGGACGACCGCAGAAGAAGCGCAGAGACTTTTTATCAACGAGCTTGACAGCGCCTACCACAGGGTTCTGAGCGGCGGAGAGTCTTACGGCGCTGTGGTGGCTGATCTGATCGAGAAAGTGTCCGAAGAGGGGCTTACAGTCAAGTACCCGACCGGATACCGTCAGAGCCTTGAATCTGCGACCATGACCATCGTACGCACCGGCATAGCGCAGGCGGCGTGCGACGTATCAGAAGCGCGGATGGAAGAAATGGATTGGGACATTATTCTTGTTTCAGCACATGTAGGCGCACGAACGGGAGACGGCGGGCAGAACCCAGGGAATCATCTGTGGTGGCAAGGACGATTCTATTCCCGCACCGGAAAAGACAGGAGATACCCGAACTTTTACGAGGTGACCGGATACGGTACCGGCGAGGGACTGGGCGGCTGGAATTGCCGTCATAGTTTCGGATCTGGTGACGGAAAGAACAATCCATTCGACGAGAAAAATATCTCTTACGCAGATAATCGTAAGGTGGAAGAAGCACAGAAGCGGCAACGATTGTTGGAACGCAGGATACGAAACAGCAAAAGGCAAATTCAAACTTTGCAATATGCTATAGACAACGCAAGCGATGACGAGACGAAAAGCAAATTGCAAAGTAGAACAGAGCAAAAAGCTAATTTGCTTAGTAAGCAAAATAAAGCATATCGCAAGTTTTGCGAAGACAACAACCTGCGCCCTTATGATGAGCGATTGAAAATAGCCCATTGGGACCGAAAACAGGCAGCAAGAGCCGCAGCGGATGCACGGCGATATCAAAAACGCAAAAAGGAAAAAGCAGATGATTGAGACGATTAATCAAATCATGATTCTCTGCGGCTGGATAACTACAGTAGGTGGCGCGATTGTGGTTCTGACCGGAGCATGGAAGAAATTCAAAAAGCCCGAGAGGGATCTGGAAAAGAGGATGCAGACGATGGAGGAGGATATCAAGGATATCAAGTCAAAACTTGAGAAAGATTATACCTCTATCCGCACCCAACGAGATGATATGAATCTGATAATGAGGAGCATGTTCAATCTGATCGAAAATAAGATTACAGGGAACAACATCGAGGGCTTAAAAAAAACGAGGGAAGAACTTGTAAATGCGATGACCGACAAGAAAAATTAAGAGGGCTTATCTTGAAAGTGTATGAATTCACAGTACCGGAGCTGGAATATTTTCGCACGTATTGTAATTTTACGCGTGACGAACGTACACTTTTTGATTATCGGAGTAGGAATATTCCGCTCGAAAAGTGTGCGGAACTAATGAACATTTCTGTTTCTACTGTAAAACGGATCAGCAGAAACGTAAACACCAAAATCATTAAAGTATGCTGATTGATACTTTTTTCAGCATTTCATGGGACTTTGACGAACTGTCAGAGTCCTTTTTTTGCGCCTAAAATATGAGTAGAAAGAGAACGGAGGGATGAATATGTATCCGTATATTGACCCGCAGGCATTTGCGAACGAACAGGCAATGCTTCAGCAGAGAATCAATCAATTGGAACAGGCGAGAAACCAGCAGATGAGCATGTATGCACCACAGAGTCAGCAACAGCCGCAGGCACCGACTAGCAACGTAAATTGGATACAGGTTGCAGGCATCGAGGGCGCAAGAAATCAGATTGTCCAGCCTGGACACACTGCCTGGATGATGGACAACAACAGCCCTGTGTTCTACGTTAAGTCTGTGGACGGCATGGGAAGCGCGACTTTCAAGGTGTTTCAGTTCGCCGAGATCTCGCCAGAAGCCCTAAACCCGGCACAGAGCCAGCCGAAAGAAGAAAGACAAGAATACGTTACGCGGCAGGAATTTGACGCTCTGCTGACGCGATTAGGCGAAAAGCCGGAGAATAAGGAGGAACCCGTATGAATCCATTAATGAGCATGATAGGCAATATGGGCGGCGGTAACAACCCGATGGGCGCGATGATGCAGGCTATGCAGATGGTCAATAAGCTCAAACAGGCGGGCAACCCGCAGGCCGCAGTAGAACAGATGGCGCAGACAAACCCGAATGTTAAAAAGGCTATGGATATGTGCAAGGGAAAGAACCCGAAGCAGGTATTCGAGGAAATGTGCAGACAGAACGGGATGGACCCGGGGCAGTTCTCCGGGCTGATGAAATAAGATATTAGGGCGGTGCACAGCCTTAATAAATAGAAGGATAAGGAGAAAGAACCATGACAGATGGAACAATGGGACTTAGCGCGGCTGATGTAGCAGCCGTAACGAGAAACAATGACGATGACTGGGGCGGTGGCTGCTGGTGGATCTGGATTATTCTGCTGGCATTTCTGTTCCCGATGATGGGCGGATGGAACCGTGGCGGCGTTGAGACTGGCGTGCAGGACAATTTCATTTCTGATGAATTTGTCAAACGTGACATTTTCAATACCAATCAGAACGTTTCCAACACAGCTTGCCAGACGCAGAGAGACGTACTGGAAAACCGGTATACCAATCAGCTCGGCTTACAGCAGGTGCAGGCGGCACAGCAGAATTGTTGCTGTGAAACACAGAAAGAGATCCTGCAGAGCCGATATGATGCGGCACTCATGGCACAGAATATGCAGGCTCAGATGGCACAGTGTTGCTGTGACATCAAAGAGAGCATTCTGGCCGACGGAAACGCAACCAGACAGATGATGCAGGAAAACACCATCCAGGCACTCAGGGATAAGCTGTCAGACCGTGACCGCGATCTGCAGAACGCGTACAATCAGATTTCACAGGTTTCTCAGACCCGTACAATCATTGATGCGGTACGTCCGACACCTACACCGGCTTATCTTACATGCTCCCCGTATTTCGCGTACAACATGACCGGATACGGCGGATGTTGCGGAAATGGCGGTAACGTGCTGTGATGAACACAAGCGAGCTGTCCGCACTCGATCTTCTGAACCTGTTCGGTGTATTCCTGCAGGCGATGAATTATCAGAGTGACCTGTCACAGGCAAGCAATGCGGATATCGCAAAACACCTGCAGGAACAGGACAGAAAGTACCTTGACCGGATCATCGAAAACCAAAATAAAATAATCAGCATGTTGGAAGATTCCAAATCTACGAAACAGTAGTTGTGCAAAATTACAGGGGTAGGCGTGGAGCTTGCCCCTGTTTCATTCCAAAAAGGAGAGAAATTATGTTAAATGTAATTGCAAAAGCAGAACAGACAGTAGCGGCAGGACAGAATGTTGTATTCACCAATACCCGCGTAAAATCCCGTCGTTGTGGATGCTCCAGCGGATGGCTGAACCACATCGAGGGAAGCGGAATTTTCACAATCACGAACCGGACGAACCTTCCTATCGCGGTAGAATTACAGTTCAACGGAAACGTAACAGCGGCGGCAGCAGGCGCGACCGTGCTTACGCTGAAACTGAACGGAGAAGCGGTTGGAGGAACAGAGATGGACTATACCGTAGTTACGGCGAACACTTATCAGAATGTGAGCGCGGACACGCTGATCCCTGTACCGGCAGGAACAAGCCTTACTGTATCAGTCGGAAATATTTCTACAACCGAAGTACTGGTAAAAGACGCGAACCTCATCATCAAAAAAGTTGCGTAGGGGGTGACGAATCATGATTACTTTCCGAAGCAAAACAGACGTAACAGATGCGGATGCTATCTTTTCGGAAATCAACAGCCGCTTCATCGCGGCTATCATGATGCACGATCAGCTCGCGGACTATTTCGATTTTCTCGGATTGAAGGGATATAAGCGGCTTCATGAGTACCAGCACCTCGCGGAAAGCATCGAAAGAAGAAAAATATGCAAATATCGCATCGAAAGACACGGAAAACTGATTCAAAATGGGTTTTCTGGTGAAGTGAAGATGATTCCGGATAGCTGGTACTCCGCGAAAAGCATATCTGTCGGAAAAGGGACTAAGCAGAAAGCTGTAGAAGATGGATTTTCAGCGTATCGGGAATGGGAAGAGGAAACAAAAGAGGTGTATCAGATCTATGCCGCCGCGCTTCTTGAAAAAGGAAACGTGGAAGATTTCGTACTTGTAGCTTCACTGGTAGATGCTGTGGGTGATGAGCTGAACGAAATTGACAAGATTATTCTTGATCTGATCTCAACCGGCTATGATATGGTTCACATCACTGAGTCGCAGAAAGAATTGCACGAGAAATACAAAAAACGCATGAAAGGAATCGAGGTTGAATGATGGGAAACGTGAAAGAAGTGCTGGAAAAGCAGTTGGAAAGAGAAAAAGAATCTGCGATGCAGAAACTCACGACAGATAACCTTGACGCAATGTTCAAAATCACAACCACTCTGTGTAATATGCGGAAAATGGAGTGTGAGAGCATTCCAGCGGTTATGATGGACGCATCAGAAACGCTGATTAAGAAATACAGTAACGGAAAATACGATAAGAATATTGACGCGCTGTATGACGAGTACATTGCGGCAAAAATGGCGTACCAGGAACACGGAGACGCGGCGCACAAAGACAAGCTGATGGACTCCGTCGGCCGTCTTATGGTTGAGGTATTCGATATGCTGCAGGCCATGATTCTCGATGCGGATTTCCGAGACGAGAGACAGGCCATCATGCAGCAGATTCGAAAACTTGCTGATTCATGACAGCAAGATGGGTACAACGAGAAATACCATATATAGTACGATAGGAGCGTGAAAAGAAGTTGGGATTGGCTTGTAAGTCATTTTGATGTTCAATTCACCTCCTTTCGACGTTCTAGGGGATCCTGTTAAGAGCCTGCACAAGGCTCGGAACGTGTCTGAAATATGCCGCGTTTTCCGTTCCTCAAGCCTTTCTGAAAACGCGGCGTGTTTCTTATTGCTTTATGAATTACACAATTGGGAAACAGTAATGGAAAACTGGCATCATCCCCCTTGATTCTGCCATAAGATGCTGGATCTTTGGACTGCTTGATAGGTTCGAATCCTATTTTCCCATTACCCCGGCAGAGGTTGATCTGCCTAAATCCATTACTGCCGACGGGCAGTTAAAAACAACGTTTAGGAGGATAGAAAATGCAGAATTACGAAGCAATTCTTTCAGAACTAGAAATCGAGATTCCGGAAGACAAAAAAGCGGATCTGAAAAAGAAGATGGAAGAAAACTATCGGACCAAATCAGATTACGACAAGGTGGTAACAAAACGGGATGAATACAAGAACTCGCTGGACGATGTGCAGAAAGAGCTTGAGGGATTCAAATACGTAAACGTTGAAGAATTACAGTCGAAAGTAACAACCCTCACCACACAGCTCAACGAAGAGAAAGCTGGACGGGCAGCAGATGCCAGAAAGGCAGAAGTCGAAAAACAGGTAAATGATTTCTTGACGGCTACAGACGAAAAGGGAGCGAAGAAATACGAGTTTTTGAACGACATTACCGCTGACTACTACCGAGCAGAGCTTGCAAAAGCGCTGGATGCTGATTCTGCAAAAGGAAAGTCCATTTCGGATATCTTCACAGAGATGATTACCGACAAGGACGGAAAACAGAAAGCAGGGATTTTCACGGATGCCGGAGCCGAAAAGGCAAAGAACAATGCAGCCAAGTTCACACAGCCTACAACTGGCGGCAAGGGCGGCGAGCTTACGAAAGAAACTTTCCGCAAAATGAATCTTGATGAAAGACTCAAATTAAGAGAAGAAGATCCCGAGCTGTACGAAGCACTCTCGAAATAACACCGTTATCACGCGATAACGCTTGACCGCAAAAAGTTACGCGGTAGAAAGGAAACACAATGCCAAGAACTGGTACTTTTGGCGGCTTTTCGTTTGATCCGGAGGTGTTCTCCGACTACATGAGCGAGCAGCCGACCTGGAATGACCGAATCTTAGCGTCTGGAATCCTTGTACAGGATCAGACGATCATGGATCTGATCGGAACAAAAGGAAACGTTGCAACACTTCCGTTCTATGTTCCGATTGATGAAGATGAATCTCACGCTCTCAACAATGATGGTGAAACCGACAACACCCCGACAGAGATCAGCGGAAAGAAACAGACCTGTATGCTGACCCAGCGTATGAAAGCATGGAAAGCCCAGGATTTCACAAAGGAGCTGACCGGCGCTGACCCGATGACGCATGTTGCGAATTCCGTTGCTGGATTCTATCGACAGGTAAGAACTCGTGATCTCATGTCTATTGTTGATGCGATTCTTTCACTGGACGGGATGAAAGACCATGTTACTGATCTTTCGGCGACGGCATCTTCTGGGGTTACAACCGTAACCGATGCAAACAAAATCAATGATACAACACTGATTTTCGCGCAGCAGAAAGCAGTTGGAGACGCAGACGAGAATATGGGTCTGCTGGTCCTTAACTCTTACATCTATGCTCGATACAAGGCTATGGGTCTGGTTGATTACAACAAGTACACAATCACAAATGCTATCGAACGAGATGTTGAGCTTCCGACGATCGGCGGATTCATTCCGGTTGTATCTGATCGCTTCACTGTAGACACATCTACAGATGTTCCGATCTATAAGAGTTATATGATCGGATCTGGAACGGTGCTCACCTGCGATAAGACCAACTACGAGGATCCGTACTATACAGACTACGATCCGGAAACCAAAGCCGGTATTCGTAAGCTCTACACAAAACAGGGCTACGTACTGCATCCGAACGGATTCTCAATTAATGCAAATAAAATCGCAAAAGAATCCCCGACCAACGCAGAACTCGGTACAAAAGGCAACTGGAGCCTTGTGTACAATCAGAAAAACATCCGCATGGGACTGATTAAGTCCAACGGTTGACGGAGGTATCTGGCATGGCCTATGCAGACTATGGATTTTACAAAACTTCATATTTCGGCGATACCGTGCCAGAATCCGACTTTCCGCGGTACGCCGAGCGGGCAAGTGATCGAATTGATATTTTGACATTCGACCGGCTTGCCTACGGGCTGCCGGAAAACGAACGGGCACAGAAAAAGATCAAGAAAGCGGTCTGTACACTGGCGGAAGCGCTTTTTCAGATCGACACCGTAAAAAATGCCGCGATGGAAACAGTAGGAACCGTAAAGAGAGAAGATGGAACGGTCATCAATAAGGCCGTTTCTTCGATTTCTTCCGGCAGTGAAAGCATTTCCTACGTGACCGGAACCAGCGGTACAAATTCTAGCGTCTACGGACAAGCGGCGATGGACAAAAAGGTAGAAAACGTGCTCGTGACACAGATTATTCTCGAAAATCTACAGGGCGTTATGACGGATGACGGCGTTCCGGTCCTGTATGCAGGAGTGAGGTTGTGAGATGGGTGGAAGAGGTAGCAACAGTGGAATGATGAAAACTGTAAACGGTAAGACGGTAAAACGCTTCAATACCCCCCCCTAAAGGCTGGAAACCCGTAGAAAATGCTCTTACGAATCCCAAAGGCTATACGTGGTACTCGAATGGAAAATCACGTTTTAGCGGTCAATATGAAACTGCTCTCGTGAAGAATAAGAAGTAGGTGGAAACATGTATGACGAAACCATAACTCTTTTCAACCGGTACGAAGATCAAACCGGGAATGTATTCTGGTATCCGACAGTTCTGCAGCATGTGGATCTTATCACAGATAAGGTCGCAAATATTGTCAGGACCGGTATTGACAGCGCCGATACGGCCAGCCTGCATGTGGCGTACACGCCAGATAACGGCACGATTGTGGTGCAGGGAAAGAAATGGTTATCGCCGAAAGCCTGGAAAGCTCAGACAAATGAAGAGCTTCCGGGAACGATCACTTTCGCCAGCGAGGATTTCTTTGTTTTGGGCGATTATTGCGTGAAGAAAGAACAAGCATATCTTATCGACCATAACGGAGCGTACGTGCAGGATCACAAAAAAATGCCGATTGCAACAATCGTTGAACGACAGATGTACGGCGTGGTGAAAGACGCGGAATACACAAGCAGAGTAGACCGCGGATTCTATGACTACATGAATAAAAAATACGATAATGTGTTTTCCATCAGCAATGTAGGCGGTCCGTACAGGCTTATTCCTCATTTTGAAATAGGGGGAAAATAATGAGCAATACGAAACATTTCCCCAGTTTTTCGGTCGTGAATGGACATGTTAAGGTACAGGTAGACCTTACGAGGTTTGACAAGCAGTTCCATGAAGCGCAGTTCTGGCTTGATGGACAGGTTATGAATGATATGATCCCGTACATGCCTTTTCGTGACGGAATCATGGTGGATGCAACCAGAGTACGCAGTGCATCCATGCAGGGCACTGGAAAGGTGTGCGCAGGCGCTCCACCGTATGGACGGTTCCTGTACGAGGGAAAACTTATGGTTGATCCGGAGACGCGTTCAGCGTGGGCGAGACCTGGCGCAAAAAAAGTTGTTACTGATACACCACTGAAATTCGATAGAACCGCGCATCCGTCTGCTACGGATCACTGGTTTGATGCCGCAAAAGCGGCACACGGCAAAGAATGGGTGAAGGGAGTGAAGAAACGTGCCGGAAGAGGTTAAAAAACCTGTTACATACGATGTGGACGGATACGACATCGTAACGAAAGCGCTGGAAACAGTCCTGAACACTTTCCCCGGACTTCAGCCGAACGAAAAGATCAAGTTTTCTTCGCTCAAAGAGGATGAAGGGATTGCATTCTATCCAGTGAGTGGAGCTGTGGTTGCTTCTGAAAAGAAATACATCACAGGAATTGTGGATCAGCTTTGCAACTATCCGTTTTACATCGTGTATCGCTCAGCACCTACAACGCCGGGAATTAAGACAGAAATCAAAGAATTTCTTGACACTCTCGGAAAATGGCTGGAAAAACAGCCTGTGCAGGTGGATGGGAAAGAATATCATCTGGAATCTTACCCGACACTTACGGAAGGAAGAGTTATTGAATCTATAACCCGTCTTACGCCATCTTATCTTGATACGGTGGCGGAGAACAAAGTGGAAGACTGGGTTATCAGTATGTCCTTAAAATATCGGAAAAAATTCAAAAAATAATCATACCGGCACCGATTCGGCAGCCGCTGACCGCGAAAAGTTACGCGGTAGAAAGGAAAAAACATGTCTAAACTTGAGCGTGAAGCAATGGCCACTTACCTTGATTCGACATTCAAGAGAGTCGTGGCATCCGCAAGCTGGGTGCTGGTAGGTGATGACATCGAGGATATGTCCGTAGAGCTTAACCCGGACACCGAAACAACCAAAAATATTCTCGGCCAGACCAAAACGAGAGACAACGGATATGAGCCGTCTATGGACGCTGATCCGTTCTATGCTGACCCGGATAACAAACTGTATCCGGTACTGCGAGATATCGCCCTTGAACGTAAAAAAGGCGATGCCTGTAAAACCCTTATGCTGGAAGTCATCGTGGAGGACACATCGGCGACCAATCATCTTGCGTACGTGCGTGAGGTCATCGTAAAACCGCAGTCTTACGGCGGCGATACTGCAGGCCTTAATATCCCGTTTGCCGTTTCCGAAGATGGCAAATTCACCAAAGGATACGTAAGCGCAGCTTCTCTTAAAACCGGAACTCCGGAATTTAATGAGGGCGCAGCGCCAGCTTCCGATAGAAGCACATCCCTGGCGTAAGATCACACACGAATAGAAAGGAGCTTTCCAATGAGCAATAAACTCGTAAAACCGCAGAGTAACGATATCATTATTGATGATGGCTTAAAAACTTATTATATCAAAAATAAGCAGGGCCATGTATACGGGAAATTTGATTTTCGACCGTCCGACACCAATCTTATCTCGCGATATGATGAGGTTGTAGAGCATCTGAACAGCTTTTCAGCGCCTGAAAACGAACCGGCGGACATCAAAAAGGTTGAAAACATGGTTGCTGATGAGCTTTCCTATCTGATCGGATCGGATTCAAAAGAATCATTTTTCAGCATCTTAGGCCCGTTCTCTCCGCTTGCTTCTGGAAAACTGTTTTTCGAAGAAGTTGTTGACGCTATCGGCCGCGTGATCGAAACTGAGACCGAACACAGGGCGAAAAAAGTTCGAACACGTATGAACAAGTACGTTACAAAATATCGTAAATAATGGACGCGTGGAGCCTTCCAACATCGCTCAACGTTGCAGGAAAAGAATATCCAATACGCTCAGATTATCGAGTGGTATTGGATATTTTGCAATGTATGAACGATCCCGAGATTTTCGAACCAGATATGACCGAGGACGAAAAGAGGGCGGAACAGGTCATAAGTATGTTAGCTATCCTCTATATTGATTTTGACGATATGCCACCCGGAGAATGGGAAGAAGCTGCGGAAAAAGCATGTGAATTTATTGACTGCGGTTTTTCAGAGGACACAAAGCGAAAAAGGCCAAAATTAATGGACTGGATACAGGATGCAACCATTATTATTCCGTCCATCAATAAGGTTGCCGGAAAAGATGTGCGCGGTCAGAAGTATCTGCACTGGTGGACTTTTTTTGCTTTCTACATGGAGATCGGGGAAGGCACGTTCGCAACTGTGGTAAGTATCCGAGATAAAAAAGCCAAAGGAAAGAAACTGGACAAGTGGGAACAGGAATATTACAGGGATAATAAGGCTATCATCGATCTCAAATCGGCAAGCGGCCAGAGAAGCGAAGAAGAAAAAGCAGCTCTTAGAGAGCTTTTTGGAATATCAAAATAACTGCCGGAGCATACGGAGCACCGGCACAAACCGTTAAAAGTTACACGGTAGGAAGGAAAAACGCATGGCGGGACAGGCTGACGGCTATATCATCATTGATACGGAGATTGACACCAACGGCGCAAAAGCTGGCAGTAAGGAGCTGGAAGCGAATGTGCGGCAGTGTATCTCGTCTATTAATGGTCTTGGAGACAAGGCCAAAGCATCACTCAACAAACAGGCGAACGCGTTCTCGAAGCTGAACGATCAGTACAGAGAGCAGGAAAAAAGAGTCGAACAGCTCAAAGAAAAGGTTGCTGAACTCGGAAAACAGCAGATACCGACCGACGAATACAAAGAGATTCAGGCACAGATAGAGTCTGCTAAGACGCAGATGGACAAACTAATCTATGCGCAGGAAAAATTTGTGGCGCTGGGCGGAAGTGAAGACAGCAAAAAGTATAAGAGCTATCAGTATGATATTGACCAGCTCGCAAAAACAATTGAATATGCAAAAGGTGAGTTGCAGGATCTTGAAGAAACAGGAAGAGCGTTCACGTCCGCACTAGGATCAGAAACTCCAACCCAGCAGTACGCACAGCTTGAGTCAGAACTTGCGAAATTGGATGAGAAAATTTCGATTACCAAAGAAAAATGGGATGAACTTTGGTCGTCGAATGATGACGGAAGTAAGACGGCAGAAATGGGAGAGCTTGCGGTTGACCTTGACTTTTTACGTGACAAATACGATTCGGTCGCAAACAAAATGCGTGAGATGGAAGAAGCCGGTACTGCAACGATTAATACCGAACCTACAAAAGAAGCAGCAGCGTCGACGGAAAAACTGGCGCAGGAAGAAGAAAAGCTGGCAAATATCAATGACCGGCTGAAAACGTCATATGACGGCGTAAAAGACAGCATTGATAATTATTCGAAATCAGCAAGCAGCGCAGCAACAAAAAAAGCCGCTGGCGACGGAGAAAAGCTGGCAAATTCAAATAAAAAAGTGGCTGACAGCGGAAGGAAAGCCGCAAATTCGCTGAAAGAGACCGGAAGCGCGGCGGGAAATGCCAAAAACGGAATTATGACGTTGCTAAAATACGGTCTAGGCATCCGCTCATTATTCGTTCTTTTCAATAAGCTGAGAAGCGCGGTTGTGGCTGGAATGTCAAATTTGGCGCAGGAATCCGGCTCAACCAACTCGGCTATCTCTATGTTGTGGGGCAGCTTGGAACGGCTCAAAAACAGTCTTGCGACAGCATTTGCGCCGATTCTTACAGCGATTGCACCGATTCTGTCAAAATTCATCGACATGCTTAGCACCGCGGCAACTTACGTAAGCATGTTCTTTTCGATGCTGTCTGGTAAGAAAACATATACTCGAGCATTAGCTGTTCAGAAGGATTACGCGGCATCTCTAAGCGATACGGCATCGAGTGCGGAAGATGTAGCGGACGCAACCAACGACGCGGCAGATGCGGCAGATGCGGCCGCAGAAGCAACGGAAAAATACCTTTCTCCTCTCGATGATCTGAACAAGATGGATTCGAAAAGCGACAGCGGTTCCGGCAGCGGCGGGGGCGGCAAATCCCCGGGAGCTGGCGGCGGTGGAGGAGGAACAGGCAGTGCGCCGATGTTCACGGAAGAGCAGATCCCTAACGCTTTTCTGGATAATCTGCAGAAAGTTTTTGATTTACTGAAAAAGATTAAAGACATGTTTATGTCCGGCTTCTGGGATGGCCTTGGAGATTACAAACCGCAGCTTGCAGAGCTGAAAAAGGATCTGGCATCCATCAAAAGGAATCTTGCGGAGATCTTCACGGACCCGGAAGTAGTAGGAGCCGCAAAACGCTTTGCAGAATCTGTAATCTATAATCTCGGGGTCGTAGCCGGATCAATAGCAAGCGTAGGTCTTACACTGGCTGTTAATCTTGTAGGCGGTTTTGAAAGCTATCTAAGCAGAAATAAGGATAGAGTCAAGAAATTCTTGGTTGATATTTTTAACGTCGGCACAGAAATGGCAGATCAGTTTGGTCTTATTGCAAAAACCATAGCCGAAGTGTTTGCAAACACGTTTGGAACACAGACGGCACAGGATCTGACTGGAAATATTATTGGAATTTTTGCAACTTTGGGAGGTCTGGCCGTAGAAATTTTTTCACGATACGAACGGGATAAGATGTATCTTATTTCACAGCCGTGGATTGACAACAAGGATAAGATAACAGAAGCAATTAATAATACAATTGCTCCGATACAACATCTCGCGCAGGTTATCGAGGACTTTTTAAACGATACATCCGACAAAATTATTGCATTTTATGATGAGAGCGTTAAGCCATTTATTGATGACTTCGAATCAGGCTGTGCGTCTATTTTGGAAACACTGCTTGATCTTTACAATAGTTATGTAGTGCCTATCATCGATGAATGGGGAACGCGGCTCGAAGATTTGATTAATGGACCTCTTACAGATTTTGTCGATAAATTCCTTGATGTGTGCGCAAAAATCATTGATGCGCTACAGCAAATTTGGAATAACGTTCTTGTTCCCCTTATTAATTGGATTCTTCAAAATGTAATTCCGTTATTGGCTCCTGTAGTACAATGGCTAGGCGACGCGGCTATTGATTTATTGGGCGCTGCGGTAGAAATGGCGAACGGAATTCTGGATATGCTCGGCGGTTTGATCGATTTCCTTGTTGGTGTGTTTACGGGCGACTGGAAAAAAGCTTTTTCCGGTGCAGGACAAATAGCACAGGGATTTGCGGATACATGCGGCGCTGTAATTGAATGGATTGGAGACTATATTTTAACTCCATTTATGTCACTGGTGAAAAAATTATTCTCTGTTGACTGGGTAAAATATTTTGGCGTAGCTGGCATTGCTCCGCAGGTTCTTTGCGATTTGATTAAGTCAATATTCGGAACTATGAAAAACGTATTTATTGGGATTATGAATTTTATTAAATACGCGTTTACTGGTGACTGGCGGAATGCTTGGCAGAGCGTCAAAAATATCTTTTCGAGTATCATGAGCGGAATTGGTGATGTTGTGCGTGCTCCGATTAATGGGATCATCAGCATGGTTAATCAGGCAATCGGAGCAATCAATAATCTGATCCGCGGCGTGAATAGAATTCCGCATGTAAATATTCCAACTATCGGAAGAATCCCACATCTGGCATCCGGTGCGGTCATCCCACCAAACCAGGAGTTTCTGGCAATGCTCGGAGATCAGAAAAGCGGAAACAATATCGAAGCACCAGAGGGGCTTATCCGTAAGATTGTCCGGGAAGAGTCTGGAAAAGGCAATGGAAATTATACTTTCGTTGCACAGTTGGACAGAAAAGTCCTGTTTAAGGAAACAATCAGCGAAGCAAAGCTGCAGCAGATACAGGGTGGAAATAACCCATTCGAGCTGTCTACGACTTAAGGAGGGCATACATGGCACAAAATCATTTGCAGTTTGATGGCTACACGCCGCCAGATGTTGACGAAGATGGTTACACAATTGCTTTTGCAGCAACATCTTCGGACGATTCCGGGCGGCTTATGAACGGCAAAATGGTCAACACAAGGTTATTCACCGTTGAAGCGTATAACCTTAAATGGACCGATATTACCCTTGAAGCAGCAGCGGAAATCCTTTCAAAGACTGTTTTCAAGTCTCAGTTCAATTTCCATTATTTCAATATCAAAACCGCAAAATGGGAGACACATGCTTTTTATGTTGCAAACGTTGACACAGCGATGTATTCCCTCAAAGAGGGCGAGGAAAAATGCACAAGTCTTAGTTTCCAGGTAACGAGGATTGACCCATCATGAAAAATGTAAGCACAGAATTTAGGGAAAAAGTAGAAAACGGTTCGGCATGTTATGCGTACGCAAACGTGGTTTTACGGAACGGCACAAAATTGACTCTGGATCCGTCCAAAGATTTTCGAATTGACGGTAACAGCATCACCACCAATGGGGGAAGTTCATTCCCACTCGGTGTGGCGCTTTCAAGAACAATAGAGCTTAATTTGGATAACTACGACGGAAGATTTGATGCCATTGACTTTTACGGCGCAGAAATCACGCTTTTTACGGGAATGACGCTGGATGATGGAAGCGTAGAAAAAATCAAAGAGGGAATCTTTTCTGTAGTTGAGCCGACCACGCCGGGATCCACAATTACGCTTGTTGCTGCAGATTACATGGCGAAAACATCCGATAGTTACGTTGCAAATACGACGTTTCCGGCGACTGTATTCAATATCTATCGGGATGTCTGCATTCAGTGTAATCTTGTTGCTGGCAGCGCGAAATTCACAAATGGTGATTTTGTGGTAGATGCAATTTCTGAAAATGTTACCTGCAGGGATATGCTCGGATATATCGCTATGATTGCTGGCGGTAATGCCATATGCGATTCCAACGGTGCTGTTATTATTAAGAGCTATGATTTTTCCGGCCTTAAAAAGTCAGATGGCACGTATGATTACACGAAAGCACAGAATTTTTCTGGATTTCAGAAGAATCCGAGCATTTCGACAGATATGATTCGGATAACCGGAGTTAAGGCGGAGAATGACGATGGAGACGAAAAGCAATCTTATATTGTAGGTTCGGAAGATTACTGCTTCTTGATCGAAAATCCATTGATTTCCGGCAAAGAAGCACAGGCACTGCAGCTAATCGGAAATGTTATTGTTGGTCTGGAATTTTACACTTTCAGCGGAGATCACATTTCAAACCCGCTTGCTGAGTTTATGGACCCGTGTTTCGTGCAGGATATGAAAGGAAATCTTTTCTTTTCGGTTCTGAGCAATATTACTTACACGTACCTTGGCAGTACGTCTATTTCATGCGATACAGACAGCCCAGAAACCGTAAAGTCGCAAAAGGCGACATCTGGCTCGAAAGTATACCAGAATCTCAAAAAGCAGCAGCAGGTTATTAAAAAAGAATTTGAAAAACAGATGGACGCTCTCGAAAAACAGGTTTCCAACGCGCCCGGAACCTATATTTCAAGCGAAGTGCAGCCGGACGGCAGCAGCATCTACTATCTGCACGATAAGCCTACACTTGCGGAATCCAAAAGTGTTTTCAAAATTACAGCTGATACAATCACAGCATCGACCGACGGCGGAAAGACTTGGAACGGTGGATTTACTGTAGATGGAGTCATGATAGCTAAGATCATGACTACTATCGGCATCAATTTCGATTGGGGAGTTGGCGGAACCCTTATCATCCAGGACAGAAACGGAAAACAGACCGTCTACATGGATGCTGAGACGGGAGAAGTCCGGCTTAGCGTGGTTTCTCTTTCCATTCAGGGCGAAACGGTGGCAGATATTGCCGAAAAAAAAGCGGAATCTTCTCTGAACGACTTTAAGAGCAATATATACAACCCTATGATTTCCAACCTGCAAAAGCAGATTGACGGTCAGATCGAAACGTTCTATTACGATTACGAGCCTACGCTCAACAACGTTCCGGCGAAAGAATGGGATACCGAGGAGAAGAAGACGGCTCATGAGGGAGACTTATTCTATTGGAAGTCGAAAGGCTATGCGTACCGCTTCCAGAAAGACGGATCAGCGTGGAGCTGGCAGCTCGTACAGGATACCGATATCACGCTTGCTATGCAGAAAGCCGCAGAAGCCAAAGACACAGCAGACTCAAAGCGCCGCGTTTTTACAGCTACGCCGTATCCTCCGTACGATGTAGGTGACCTGTGGGTGGGCAATGACACTTCCGATCTTATGAGATGCCAGCGCTCACGCCAGTCCGGATCCTATGATGCGTCTGATTGGATCAAGGCAGTTAAGTATACAGATGATTCTGAGCTTAACAACTTCATTTACACTGATTATGCAGAAACGCTTGTCGAAATCTCTAATTCGATTGACAAGAAAGCCGAAACGTGGTTCCAAGCAACAGATCCGGCGCTCCAATGGACAGATAATAGCACATCTGAACCATTGCAGGACCATACCGGCGCAAATATCACAGACAGCACCGGCGCAAACATTCTGACCGTATGGGAACGCGAAAAAGCGGCTCATAACGGCGACTTGTGGCATAACACGACTAACAATGTCGAATACATCTATAAGGACGGAAGCTGGCATGAAATGAGCGTTCCAGACGATGTTTTTGACAAAATCGACGGCAAGGCGCAGATTTTTGTTGGCGAACCGATTCCCCCTTATGACGTAGGCGATACATGGTTCACCGGAACAACCATCCTTGTCTGCGTAGTTAAGCGCACATCTGGAAAGTATAATGCGTCCGACTGGGCGAAAAAAGATACTTATACAGACGATACCGCGCTTGAAAACTTCCTTTCCGGCGACTACAAAGAGACTATTGCCAACTTGTCTACTCAGATTGACGGTAAGGCGGAAACGTGGCGGCAGAGCACTGATCCGGCGGCCAATTGGACAACGGATGAGCTGAAAGCCCAGCATAAGGGCGACTTGTGGAACAACACAGAGAACCAGAAAACTTATATCTATAATGGCTCAGCATGGCAGGAAATGACATCAACGCCGCCGCAAGCCGTATTTGACGCGATTGATGGCAAGGCTCAGATTTTCGTTAAGCAGCCAACTACGCCGTATGATGTGGGTGACTTATGGTTCGATTCTTCCAGTGCAGATATTATGACCTGTACGACTGCGAGAGAGAGCGGAAATTTTAATGCTACAGACTGGGAAAAAAGAAATAAATATACTGATGACTCCTCTCTTAACAACTGGATCAAGGGAGAGTACGCAAACACTCTTGCTGATGTTAAGAATCAGATAGACGGGAAAGCCGAAACGTGGAGACAGAGCATAGACCCGTCTAAGTCGTGGACAACGGGCGCATTGAAAAAGCAGCATAAGGGTGATTTGTGGTACAACACGACCGAGCAGAAATCCTATATCTACAACGGTAGCGCGTGGGAACAGATGAAAGCAGAGCCGCCGAGCGGTGTCTACGATGCCATTGATGGAAAGGCTCAGATTTTCGTAAGCCAGCCAAAACCTCCGTACTCGATCGGAGACCTCTGGTTTGACTCATCGACCGCGGACATCATGACCTGCGTAACAGCCAGAGAGTCCGGCTCTTATGTTGCCGGAGACTGGCAGAAGAGAAATAAGTATACGGATGACTCCGCCGTAAAAGCAGTCAGCAAGGAACTGGGCGATTTCATCACTGCATATGACGAAGAAATGGAGAAAATCTCCAATTCGATCGACAAAAAAGCAGAAACATGGTATCAGACAACCGACCCATCCTTGCAGTGGACTGGAACGACCGAAGAAGCGTTGCTGGATCACACCGGAGCGACCGTTACGGACAGCACCGGCGCGGCAATCATGACCGTGATTGAAAGTGAAAAGATGGTTCACGATGGCGATCTCTGGAAAAACCCATCGACCAATAAGGAATACATCTATCAAGCCGGAATTTGGCATGAAATGAGCATCCCGAACGATGTTTTCGACATCATTGATGGAAAGGCTCAGATTTTCGTAAGCCAGCCAAAACCTCCGTACTCGATCGGCGACCTGTGGTTCAGCTCGGCGACATCCGACATTCTTACCTGCGTTGTGGCTCGTGAGTCTGGCTCGTACGTGGCATCCGACTGGCAGAAGCGGAATAAATACACGGATGACTCCTCACTTAATAGCTGGATCAATGGAGAGTACGCAAACACTCTTGCTGATGTTAAGAATCAGATAGATGGGAAAGCCGAAACGTGGAGACAGAGCACAGACCCGTCTAAGTCGTGGACAACAGACGCACTGAAAAAGCAGCATAAGGGTGATCTGTGGTACAACACGACCGAGCAGAAATCCTATATCTACAGCGGTAGCGCGTGGGAACAGATGAAAGCAGAGCCGCCGAGCGGTGTCTACGATGCGATTGACGGAAAAGCGCAGATTTTTGTAAAGCAGCCAACCACGCCGTATGCGGTGGGAGACCTCTGGTTTGACTCATCGACCGCGGACATCATGACCTGCGTAACAGCACGGGAGAGCGGAGATTTTGCGGCTACGGACTGGCAGAAGCGGAATAAATACACGGACAACTCCGCGGTAGATGCACTGGACAAGGCCTTAACACAGCTTGAAATTTTTAACCGACTCACCAATAACGGCGCTGCACAGGGCCTTTTCTTGAAAGATGGAAAACTGTACCTCAATTTCTCGTACGCACAAGGCGGAACCTTAAAACTTGGCGGAGTCAACAACGGCAACGGTCAAGCGGAAGTGTATGATTCCAGTGGAAATAAGATCGGAAGCTGGAACAAAGACGGTTTTAATTTGAAAAAAGGTTCCATATATGGTACGCAGATCCACCTTGAGTCACAAAATGACTATATACAAGGCACGGTCAACGGAAATGAAGCTGTCAAAATCTCCACAGGCGGCGTAAAAGTTGACAGTACGGCTAACTGGGGACTTGGCGTTACTCGGAAAGAATATATTTTTGAAATGAATCCGTACTTATTCCCTGGCGTTCGATTGCTTGATCGATCAACGGGAGCTGGAATTGGCAGCACGTGGACAAGCGGACACTTCGGAATGTGTTACACGGACGATCTTTCAGGATATTCCTCTGTCACTGATTCGCTCTCGAATTATGGTGTATACATGAAAGCCGGAAAAGAGGATGCAAACGGCGGCTTTTATGCAATAGGAAATGGACTTGGAAAAGGTTCACATGTAACCGCAGAGGGAATCTACACTTCTGGAACCAAAAATAGAATTGTAGATACCGAAAACTACGGTCAGCGTCTCCAGTATTGCTATGAGATGCCGAGCCCGTTCTTCGGAGACATCGGAGAAGCGGAAACGGACGAAAACGGCCTGTGCTACGTTCAGATTGACGATATTTTCGGCGAAACAGTGCTGAGAAATGACAAGTATAACGTGTTCTTGCAGAAAGAGGGATGCGGCGACTTGTGGATCGAGGAAAAAACGGCAGACTACTTTTTGGTCAAAGGAACACCAAATCTTAGCTTTTCATGGGAGCTGAAAGCTAAACAGGCAGATTACACGCTAGAAAGACTGGAAAAGAACGAAACTTCATATGAAAAAGAGCCGGAATTGGACTACAGCGAAATCGGCTATCAGACGTATATTGATTATGTAGAATCGAAAATCATAGCATGAAAGGAGCACGTATGAAAGTCTTAACAAGTTTTACTAAATTAGTAACCGGTGAGGGCATCCGGATCGCTTACACCTATTCAGAGGTGGATGATTCCGGCGACCTTATCAGTCAGAATAACCGCGGCAATTTTGTCGCGGTTAACCCGGAATTGAAAAAGTATATCGCCGCAATTGATGAATATATTGAAAATAATCAGCTCAATAAGGGGGAAAACTAATATGGCAAATTTCACAAACTACACAGAAAAAACAGAACCGGTAGACACCGACCTTGCTCTTATCTACGACACCCCAGCCAAAGTGAATAAAAAGTTTACTTTCGGTAATCTGTGGAAATGGATTGCTAAGAAAATCGTGTCTGAGGGTATCTCTCAGCTCGAGACGACTAATAAGACAATCCCGGGAGCTATTAACGAATTAAATAGTAACCGGCTCAGAAGTTCAGAAAACATAGCTTCTGCTTCTGATCTTGCTGAAGATGTACTTATAAAATGTGAAGAAGGAGAAATTAGGTTATTCACAATACAAAGCACAGTAAGTATCGATCAAGGTTCTCCGGATGGCAAAGGCGGATTTCTACTTGTATATCAAAGCAAATCCGGCAGAGAATACGGAATTATTGTACTTTTTTCTTACGCTAACGCTATATGGATGAAAACTAAAAGTGCTACTTGGAACGAGTGGAAAAAAATACAATTGTCTTAAAACAAAATAGTAAGACCTTCATTAATACTCAAAATCTTCCCACTTCTTAAGGTGGTGAGATGAATTCAGATATAATTATTTGTGATGATAATGAATTGAAAAAGATTTTAAAAGAATTAATAGAAGAAATGTCGATTTCAATTGAGTGATGATATAACAGTGTAGTTTAAATAGTTATCTACCATGTGAGCCTAATAGCAGCATCTCAAGGATAGAACAGCCATCAACAGAAAGGATTAAAAATAAATGTGTGATTTTTGCAATAAAATATACAATGAAGATGAATTGAACAGTCAATATTGCCGTGAAGTATGTGATTGTATTACATATGATGAAAATAACAATAATTATAACTTTTGGCACGAGTGTGATGATGATTATTACACTGGCAATATTAAGGAAATTAAGTACTGTCCTGTATGTGGAAGGAAATTATGAAAATTATTGTAGATGAGATGCCAAGATGTGCAAGTGAATGTCCTTTATCAAGAATGGAATGTGGTAGCGATTGGTTTTGTAGTAAATATAGATCTGAGTGTAATGTAGATATGTGTGATTTGCTGAAGCCAATTACAGATTACGTTTTCGAGGACTATATTGCAGAGAATATTGTTAAGAGAATTCCATTGACAGATATTGGAAAGCGTTGAAATCACTCTTTCATTTAGAGAATTTAAGGAAAATAAATATATATGAATAAATTAATTTTATTAGTGTTTTGTCATTTGGTTGGTGATTATGTTTTACAAAGTGACTTTATTGCAAAGACTAAAGGAAGTAATTGGTATCATTTATTCGTACATTGTGCGTTGTATTGTTTACCATTTTACCTTGCCTTTGGATTAACCTGGCAGCTTGGAGTTGTTTTTTTGACACACTGTATTATTGATCCGCTAAAGGCGAGATATCAAAAAATATCATATGTAACTGATCAAGTTTTGCATTATTTGGTATCATTCGTTTATTTTTTGTAAAAACAGGAACGAGGTGAGTAAAGCTATGAAACCTGATAGATTTACAATTACAACTAAAAAATTAGATTTTATGAAACTAAATGCGGATTTAATTTATTAAAAATCTTGCTTAAATCTTGCTTTTTTGAAAAAAGACTTCCTATTTTCAAACAACGTGGTATAATGTAAGCACAACTAAAAAAAAGGAACCGGGCTATCCGACCAAAGACACACCCGGTTCCAAACTGCACCACAAAGGGTACGTGTATTATTATATCACAATACCCTCCCTTTGTGAACCACAAAAGGAGGTTTTTTTATGGCAGATTTTGCGACCGAGTTTATTACAAAGTTGAACGGCAAGCTCACACCTGAGCAGATGAAAGTGGTGCTTAACGAATTGGAGATCTTTTCGGACGATTACAATATTGAAAAGAAGTGCAGGGATGTAGCGGTTCCGGATGATCTCTTACCAGCGTGCTATAAGGTCTACATGGTATCGAAAAAGATTGAGGGCATGAGTCCGCAGTCGCTTATAACTTACAAATGTTATCTGGAACAGTTTTTGTACACCGTAGGCAAGCCAGTTGAGAAAATCACGGCAAACGATATCCGCTTATATTTGTACGGGCTGGTTGGGAAGAACTCGGATCATACCATTGACACTAAGCGCATCGTTATCAATACGTTTCTTGACTGGTGTTGTCGGGAATATTACATTCCGGAGAACCCATGTGCGAAAATCCACGCCATTAAGTACGAGGAGAAGCCGCGAGAGCCACTTGATGGCATCGAGATGGAAATGGTACGGGATGCGTGCGTTGATCTTCGAGAAAGAGCAATGATCGAGCTTTTCTACAGTACCGGATGCCGTGTTTCGGAAATGGCGATCCTCAAAAAAGAAGATATTGATTTCTCCACGAAAGAAGTCAGATTGTTCGGAAAAGGCCGCAAACACCGAGTTTCTTATCTTAACGCCCGCGCAGAATACACTCTGCAGAAGTATTGGGCTATCAGAAAAGACGATACAGATGCCGTTTTCTGTACAATACGTAAGCCTTACCATGCTCTGCAAAAGCAAGCTATAGAGCAGGTCATCCACAACATCGGCGTGCGATCCGGCATCGGGAGACCGCTATTTCCTCATCTGATCCGGCACACCACAGCTACAAATGCGATAGACCACGGCATGGACGTGACGGATCTGCAGAAACTCCTCGGTCATACGCGGATCAGTACCACGATGATCTACGCAAAAGTAACGCAGGAAAACGTAAGATACAGCCATCACCGATACGTAGTCTAACAAGCCTACAAAGAGCCGTGAGAAAAAGAGTACAATGTTCCTAGAAATCCAAACTTTTGGGAAAAGGAGCATCGACAAATGAGAATTGACAGATCATTAATCAGTAACACGAACACTTACAGTGAGAACGATCCTAAATGTATCGTAGTCCACAACACGGATAACTTCGCCGCCGGAGCAGACGCGCTGGCACACGCACGAGCGCAGTATAACGGCAATTTTCAGAATATGTCCGCCCATTATTACGTGGATGATGGTGACACCGCCTATCAGGCGGCACCGCACATCCGTGGGTGTTGGCACGTCGGGGTTAATTACGGCGGTAATAACCTGTTTGGACGCTACGGCAACCGTAGCAGCATCGGCGTTGAGATGTGCGTGCAGGCGGGATATAATTACGAAAAAGCGTTTCAGAACACGGTAGCGGTCGTCAAAGAGATCATGCGGGAGACTGGTATTCCGGCAAGTCGCGTATACCGCCACTACGATATCTGTAGCAAGCACTGCCCGAGCCAGATCATCGAGAGAGGGGATTGGGAGCGGTTTAAGAGCCTGATCAGCGGCGCGGCAGCGGCCGAACAGCCAGCAAGTGGAAAATATGAGCCGGGTATCTACAAGGTTAATACCGACCTTAATATTAGAGAGCAGCCGAACGCAGACAGCCGTATCGTTGGCATGATCACGGATCAGGGAAGCTATACGGTAACAGAGATCCAAAATACAAGCTGGGGACGGCTGTTATCCGGCGCTGGCTGGATCAACTGCCATTCAAAATTCTGCACGTATGGCGGAGCGGCCAAAGAATCCACCTCAAAAGCGATCACAGTCGATGGTGTGTGGGGTCATGAGCTGACCAAACGCTTGCAGGAGATTTTTAAGACTGGAGTAGACGGCGTGATCAGCGATCAGCCGACGAGCAACAAAAAATACTGTGCTGGCATCGCGGCGGCCGAATGGTCTGGCAAGCTGTCCGGCGGATCCGATCTGATCAGGGCCATGCAGAGATGGGCAGGAGTGACCGCAGACGGATACCTCGGACCGCAGACCATCCGCGCGCTCCAGAAAAAACTCGGCACACCGGTAGACGGCGTGATCAGCTACCCGTCAGCGATGGTACGCGCTCTGCAGGAATGGTGCAATCGGCAGTAAAAAAATATAAAAGATATCAAGAGGCGTGGGGATTTTCCCTACGCCTTTTTTATTGCAAAAAATAAAAAAACTAAAATAACCTATTGACGTATACGCCGATGAGTGGTATAATAAAACCATCAAAAGAAAACAAGGAGGAAATCAAAATGAAGACATACGATTTATCGAAGATCATGAAAAGAGCATGGGAGCTGGTGAAGAAAGAATCAATGACGATTTCCTCCGGTTTAAAGAAAGCGTGGAAGGAGGCAAAAACGAAATATATTTCAGTAAAAGAATGGTTTTTCAACAAAGAACAGGATAAGGCAGAAAAATATAATACATTCTTTGATTTTGAAAGAAACGAAGACGAAACCATAAAAAGAGAAAATGGTTATGTTTTTGCAGAGGTTGAAGAGATTATTACAGAAACAGAAAAAGCAATTCAAGTTAAAATCGCTACAGGCGGTGTTGTAGGATCCTATAAAGGATGGACTTGCTGGATTCCGAAAAGCTTAACTAAATAAAGGGGAAGGAAAAATGAAAATAAAAGAAATCAGAAAATACTCTGGACTGACACAGGATGCATTTTCGAAAAAATACAATATTCCAAAAAGGACTCTTGAGGGGTGGGAGTCAGGGAAAAGAAACCCGCCGGAATATGTCCTTTTACTACTCGATAGAGTAGTTAGAGAGGATACCAAAAAAACAGAAAAGGAGAAAACAGAAATGAATAGCTTTTACAATACGATAATTTTAAAACACGGAGTAGGCAGCTACTCCAGGAAACAATTTGATAACTTTGTCGAAGGAGATTGCATTTGCGGCGAAAATGCAAGCCCGGAAGAGCTGAAACGCTGGACGGGCGACCAGTACGACTTGGCAAAAGCCGAGCTTGCTAAATATAGCTGCTCGTACCGCAAGTCCGGTGGATACATGTTTGCCGATGAATACGCGCTCGAATACTGTAATACGGACGAGGACGGGGAGTTCCTGGATGGATCAGACCTCGATCTCGCGGAGAAAGAAGCATGAAAAAACAAATAAAAAAGTCGTGCCATTTTGACACGACTTTTTTTGTTTGACACACTGGCCAGTGTGTGTTAATATCAAATGTGTCATTTTTGTGTCACAACTTTTCTCAAGAATGGCGTATTTGCGGGCATCTTAGGGAATAAGAATACTTGACTTTTAATCAAGTTGTCCGGGGTTCGAATCCCCGATGCTTCATCAAATGAAAAGGCTGGAAACCCTAGTAAAATCAAGGGTTTTCAGCCTTTTTGCGTTGTCGGAATGAAATTATTGAAAAATCAAAGTAAGGGATTGTAATGGTATGTAAAGGAATGTAAATGTGTCATTTTCGTGTCACCTCGTATCACATGGAAAGAGCAGCTTCTACCGCTCCGGCGGTATCCTCTTTTTCCAGCATGATGTGATTGTAAATCCTCAAAACCATTGCTTCGTCATCCCCCAGGAGCGCCGCAATATTCTTGATCGACACGCGCGGGATCTGGTAGCACATCGCCGTACAGTAATTGTGCCGGAAAATGTGCGCTGTGAGCCCGCATATGGGCTGTTCCGCGACTTCGTTCATGGCCTTGATGATTCTGTCCCATTTGCGACGATATGAGGATTTAGACACCATTTTGCCGCCCTGCATGGAAAACAGAAGCGTTCCCTTGATGCAGAACCGCACGTAGCTTTCAAGCGACGTATAGAGCTGCGGAGGAATTGGAACCTGCCGGAATCCGTTCTTCGATTTCGGTTCTTTGATGCTCGGCTTTCCGGCATCATCAAATTCAACTGCTTTGTTCACATTGATGACCTTTTCGGAAAAATCAATATCAAACCGTGTGAGAGCAAGAACTTCTCCACATCGTAACCCAGTGCAGTATAAGATATCCACAAAAATCCGATCAGATGGGGATAACTCTGCTTTTAACATGGCGTTTTTTTCGTTTTCGGTTAACGGTCGTTTCTCATCCGCCTTGTAGTCGATCGGCTTCATCACGTCCTTGAGATCCTCCAGCAGGTTGGCGGGATATAATCGGTCATGCACCGCGGCCTTCATGATCTGCGAGAATGTAAGCTGTATCTGCTGCTGGATGCGTTTCTTTCCGGCCGCGTCGTTAAGGACTGTCTGGTAGTGGATCGGCAGGACATCGCAGAGCCGCACGCCGTCCATCTGCCGCAGATGCTTTTCAATGATATTCTGGTACATCCTCTTCGTGTTGTTCGTTGCTTCGGCTTTGTAGACTGTCAGCCACCGCCCGGCGTAGTCCAGAAACAGGATGTTTTTATCTCGGACGGCTTCAAGGTTCTTAATTTTGTCGTTGTAGGCTGCCACCTTTGCTTCCAGATCCTTACTGCTTTTCTTCGACCGGATCGTAATATAGTGCTTTTTCCCATCAACATAACTTCCATCCCACACACGAGCTTGAAAATACCCGTTCTTTTGCTTCGTATACTTTGCCTTTGCCATCTATAGGCTCCTTTCGTTTAGTGGCTGGAAAAGCCACAGAGACGGCGCAAAATGGGTGCAAAAAAGCGGCCGCAAACAGACGGGAAAAAATAGTCGAAAAAAATCGAAAATTTTCCCGTTCCACTTGCGAAGCCGCCGGAAGTGTGATAACATAATCATGTTCATTAGATTAGATTATTCCTTCCGGGGAGTAACCTCTTATGAAAGGCCTAACAGATTGCGCCACAGTCTGTTAGGCCATTTTTTATTATCTATACATAATACGGATTCGGTTTTCCTAGAATCGTAAACAGGTCGATAATCCATCCGATTCCAAAAATCCCCAGGGTACAGAGGTACAGGATACCCATTCCGAATTTTCCTTCGTAGAATTTGTGACCGCATAAAGTAAAAAGACACAGGAAGAAAGCAACCCATTTATTTTTTGGCTTTCCTGTGACGTATACTCCTTGGCTTGCACTCGCCGCTGCCGCTGCTGATGAAGAAGCAGAAGAGGATGCGCTGCTACTGTTGTTGTTATTAATAATAACGTTCTTCTGATCTGTTTTAAGATCCTCAACCTGCTTTCCGCACTTCGGACACACGACACAATCCGCGTCAATAACCTGTCCGCAATGTTTGCAATATTTTGTCTCTGCCATATTGACTCCCCCTATCTGCGCAGAACCGTGATAACCACGCCAAATATAACCCATTCCCTCATCTCGTCCGGGTTGTTGTGATCTATGGTTATGACATCCCCATACCCGTTTATCGGCTCCATTCTGCACGGTTCCGACTGGATAAATTTACGGATGTACGCCCGCCCGTTCTTTTTATTGACCAGGACGCATGTATCACCGTCCCTGGGCGGCCGCTTCGAGATTCCGATGATATCACCCTTGATATATACGGGATGTAAGTGGTTCGATGTTATCCGGATGCCACAGTGCAGCCGCTCTCCGTATTTCTTGATATATTCCGGGCAATACACATGCTCTTCATGTGCGGAATCCAGAACCATCCCATCTTCCATGTTTCCTGTCAGAAGCAGGACATCCAACATGTTCGCAGGATCTTCTTCTTTGGCTTTCATCTCAAGCTCGAATTCTATTTTGGCGGTTATGTAGGCTTTCTGCCGATCTGTTAATTTGCGGAATTTGTTCAGCACTTCAATCTCGATACTGCGTTGCCCGAACATCTCGTATAAGAATCTTCCTGTCAGCTCATAGAGTTTCGGCGCAAGCATGATACTGAACGTGTCCACGCGGCGGGAAATGATGTTCCGGTAAGAAGATGCCGAAATTCCCAGCTTTTTCGCGAAATCACTTTGAGTATACCCGAGCTTTATGCGCTCTTTTTCCAGATTTTCCGCAAATATATCTAACATCTCTTTCTTTGTAATCACCTTAAATTCCCCCTTTGTATCAAGATTCTGACGAAAATTATCAAGCAAAAGAGCAAGCACACATGAAATTACGTCAACATCTTGTGCGGTATCCGGTGTAATATAAGTATAAAGATGTTATACAGAAAATTTTATCATATTTTTAAAAACTGTCAATAAGGGGGGAGAAAAAAGTTGAAAAATTAGAGATTCTGTATATCGAAATAGGCAGATACGTGGCGCACGGTTGACATTTTCGAACAAATGTTCTATGATCGTGGTATCACTATTTTGATTGAGACTGTCAGGGAGGTACATAATCATGAGAGATGAACAACCGGAAGTTGAAAGTTTCTATAAAAATCAAATTTGTAAGTTGGTGAACGAATGTACCAATTTGCATTGGTTAAAAACCATTTATACGTACGTGAAAAGATTGTTGAGTTAAAAAAAGAAAGTCTAGGGTTTGCGCATTGCCCTAGACTTTCTTTTTTATTCTGTTTCGTTAATCAAATTCAGCAAAGACTCAAGATTTTCCCAACCTTTTTCGTCCAATCGTGCGAGTGCGGTAATCAAACGTTTCTTGAAACTCCCATCATCACACAGCTGAACATCTGCAAACATTTCTGCAAGCTCCATATCTTTTGTTTTCTGAATGTAAGCCTGCCCGGTTCCTTCTTTTAACCATACCATGTTTACGTCAAATGTTCGCGCAATTGCCATCATGACGGCTTCGGACGGTTTTCTAAGCCCTGTTTCGTAATTGGTAATGGTGTTACCTCTTACGCCGATTCTTGCGCCGAAATCTGTTTGGGTTAGATGCTGATCGTCTCTTATCTTTTTGATACGATCTTTGATCTCCGACATCCGTATCACCTCCTTACATGAGTAAGAATAGCATAAAAAACTCACAAAGTCAAGAAAAGCATTGACAAATACTCACGATGTGATATAATGAACTCACAAAGCAACGAAAGGAGGTTGACGGCATGAGTGATCGAGAAAAGACAATCGCGGAGCAGTTAAAAAAAGCGCTGCCGAATATGTCAGAGTTTAACCGCGGCTACATGATGTGCTTGATCGAAACAAATGCGGTTCTTCCAGAATCCGCGCGAAAGACGATCAAAGAAGAAGCCGATAAAGCCCGGTTACAGAAAACATAAGGAGAAAGCCATGAAGAAAACGTTTATCTTGGCTCTGAACATATTCTTATTTCTTTTCGCGGCGATGAACGGAATTAAGGAGAAGAGAACAGAGCCAAAGATTCTATATTGGTCGGCGGCAGCGTTGACCGCGTTAGCGATCATGGACGGATTCTGAAACAGGAGGTGGATATGCGGAAAAATTTAAAATGGCCAACGTCCTCCCCAAAGACAGGAAAGGAGGTCAGCCATGAGAAATAGAGTTGCGTTTTGGATTCTTTGCAGTGCACTTTCTATAACCTGCGGAGCATTTGGTTGTTTTCTTGCTCATTGGCTTTTCAGATAATTAATGAACAAGAAGGTCGGTAATCAATCCGGCGATTACGCTTGCGACCACGCTAAAGAGAGTTACAAGAAAATCATGACGACGCTGCTTTTTGCGAAGTTCTCTTTCCTTGGCTTCTCTTAGCTGAACTTCCATAGGAACGAATGTTCCGTTTGCAAGGTTAGGAATATGAAAATCCATTTTCGCACCTCCTTTCAAGCGGAGTATACCACAAAAAAGAGGGAGAAGCGATGGAAAATAGCAAAAAATTGGAAAATTCGACATTAGCAATTATCCTCAGCGTGATTTCGATTTTAATAAATGTTTTCTTTAACGGAGAAAAACTATTAAGAAATTTATGCTGGCTTTTAGAAAAAATCGTGCATTTTTTACCATTTTAATGCACAGCAAAATGCAACTAGGAATATTGCAATTTGCTTAGTAACGTTATCATAACGTTACGCTAACAGGGACGTAGCGTCACAGTAACGCCCCTAGAATAAGAATAAGAATAAGAAAAAGATATAAAAACATATATTGAGCATCGCAAGCGCTGCTCAGTACGCAAAATAGCTTTTCTTGACCACAGAAAGAAGGTGGAAGCATGAACGAAATGATTATCACGAATGCAGAGTTCGGGAGCATTCGAATCGAGATGCGAAACGGAGAACCGTGGTTTGTTGGCTCCAGTATCGCTAAGGTGCTGAAATACCAAAACCAGCAGAAAGCAATTCGAGATCACGTAGACGCTGAGGACAAGCTGACCGAACAAATCGTTCTGGCAGGTCAGCGGCGGGAAGTGACGCTGATTAACGAATCCGGGCTGTATAGCTTGATTCTCTCGAGCAAGATGGAAGAAGCAAAGAGATTCAAGCACTGGATAACGTCGGAGGTTCTCCCAGCGATCCGGAAAACCGGCGGGTATCAGCAGACAGCACCGCAGGGAAAGGAACTTCTGGCTCTGGCAGTCCTCGAAGCGCAGAAAACCATTGAGGAGCAGAACCGAGCCATTGAGCGGATGCGTCCGAAAGAGATTTTCGCGGACGCAGTGAGCGCAAGCAAAACGTCAATTCTGATCGGAGACCTTGCAAAGCTGATTAAGCAGAACGGGGTTGACATCGGCGAGAAGCGGCTCTTCCAGTGGATGCGGGAAAACGGTTATCTGATCCGGAAGGACGGAGCCAGCTACAACATGCCGACGCAGAAGAGCATGGATCTCGGCGTTATGGAGATCAAGGAGTCAACCATAACCCAGCCGAACGGAAATGTTCGGATCAGCCGCACCCCGAAAGTAACGGGGAAAGGGCAGAGGTATTTCGTCAACAAAATTCTAGCCGCAATGGCATAGCTGATACGGCTACGCTAAGGAAAAGCGCAGCGGAGAATTGAAATGCGAGGGCAAGGCAAAGAATAGACTGGCATAGAGACGCAAAGGAGTAGCAACGCGTGGGAATGATCAGCGATGGCAAGGAAAAACGTTGAGTAGAAGGGCTACGGAATAGCGGTGCACCGTCATGAGCTGAAAAGCGAAGGAAGAGCACGGAACAGTAGAGCTGAGCGAGGGCATGGTACAGCGAGCCAACGAACCGGAATGCTACGGAAAGGAATCGCAGGTCGGAGCAAAGGATATGAGCGGAATCGAAATGCGATGCAATGGAATAGCACTGGAAGCCAGGATGAGCAACGGCGTAGCAGGGCAATTCGTGGAGTCGAGTGGACAAGCAAAGGAAATGAAGTGCGGCGGATTGATACGCAGGTGCGCAGCGAAGAGGGCAGAGCGCCGAAATCAAAAAATAAAAACGAAAAGGAGAAAGCAACATGCAGGAAATCAAAGTAAGATTAACATTCACCGAGGAGATACTTGGAACAGCGGCGGCAGATAAGGAGATCCACAAGACCTATATTGCGTCTCTGGCACCGAATGCGCCGAGCAAGAAGGAAGAGGTCGAAGCAGTCGGCGTGGAAGAGACGATTGAGAAAGCAATGACCGTTTTCCCGAGAAACAAAGAGGGCGTGCCGATCTATTGGGACTACCAGATTAAGGGATTTTTCAAAGATGCGGCTGGAATGCTGCGTAAGGTCCCGAACACGAAAAGCTCGAAAATTAAGGCGTACAAGAAAGAGATTGACGGGCTGATTTTCGTGAAAGAGCGTCAGATCCCGATTCACTTTGACGGAGAGATCGGAAACTGCGAGCGGCCGCTGAGAGGACAGACACCGCAGGGCGAGCGCGTGGCGTTAGCCAACAGCGAGAGCATCCCGGCGGGGGCGTGGATCGAATTCACGGTGCAGTGCTTGACTGATGGATTGGCGGGAGCCGTGACAGAGTGGCTTGATTACGGAATGCTCAGAGGTCTTGGACAGTGGCGAAACTCAGGGAAAGGCCGCTTCCAGTGGGAACGAATCGAGTAAGGAGGAACATGGAAGAAACGACATGGGAGCAGGCGGAAGAGTTCGCGGTTGAGGTGATACGGGAAGCCAGAAAGAAAGCAAAATTCTGGTTCGGCGCTTGGCTGGTAACTTTCGTGGTGCTGATAACGGTTGTGGCGGCCGTGTTGGTGATGTAAGGAGGTTCCCCGGATGGAAGAAATTACGAAAGCAGAAGCGGAAAAGATGCTCTTTATGTTTCTGGGCCGAGAGGTCAGGATCAGAGAGAAAACAGAAGAAAACCGGATTCGATATCCGGCGAGGTATATGCGGAAATCGGAGCTGCTTAAGCTGAAAAACCCGTTATTGGGCGAAGCGGTACTTGAACGCGCCGAGAAATACGCACCGGCGGGGGTTGTGAGGAAAATCAACCCGATGAAGAAAAACAGCCCGCTTGTGTTCGACACAGTGGAGCTGGAGAAATGGAGGGCGAAGCATTGAAGAAAAAAATTGTAGCAGCAGAAGTGATTCTATGGGTTACGGCACTCGTGGCCATCAGCAATATCAATTGGGGCGGGTTCTTCTGGTGCTTTTCGCTGATGATTCTCGGGTATCTTGCTTTTCTGGCGGTTGACGCGGAGGAGAAGAGAAAGAAAACAGAAGCCGAAAAGGCGGAAAAGAAGAAAGACAGAGTGTTCCAGATGTGGTTGAGAATGTAAAAAATGCCCTCCGGAGAGACGAAGGGCATCCGTAAAAAGACAACATCATCATAGCACATGAAAGGAGAAAAGGCAATGGGAATGAAAGGTTTTAAGGGATTCGAGAAAGATTTTTCCTACGGAGGGAAACAGTACGAGGAAAACATGACATATGAGGAGCACGGTGTGGGATGCTGCCATAAAGGCGTTATGCACTTCTACGAGGACCCGTGGGAGGTTCTGAACCATTACGACCTCGTTGATAGTAACGGAAATTTTTCTGAATTTGCGGAAGTAGAAGCATTGGGGCAGGTATGGAATGACGGAGAAAAGTGGGCAACAAATAAAATTCACATCGGCGCAAAACTCGGACTTAAAGGGTTCTTGAAAGCGTGCATTGATTTCACGCTTGAAAAAACGAAATATGAGTCAAATGGAACGAATCTGCCAGGTTACTCCGCGAAGATCGGCTCGTCCGG